TGGTTAGTTAACGGTATGCCAGAAGTCAAAGTTGACAGAGGCGTTTATAATTTAACCAGCATGTTTGGTGGTAGCGTTGCAGAGGCACAGCCCATTGCACAATCCCAACAAGCTCCTTTGGCTGTGGTAGAAACCCAGGCTCCAAGGACTCTTGTTCAAGCTAAACTAGCTGTAGAAGTAGACGATCTTATCCCAGGAAAAGACGCTACATTCGTACCATTTGGTTTTTACAAGGACTTAAAAACAGTCCTTAGTACTAGCATGTTCTACCCAATATTCATATCAGGCCTAAGTGGCAATGGTAAGACTACAATGGTTGAACAGGTTTGTGCTAACTTAAAGCGTGAAGCGATAAGAGTAAATATCAGTATTGAAACCGACGAGGATGATTTAATCGGTGGAAATACTTTAGTTGACGGTAACGTCGTCTACCGAGAAGGGCCCGTCCTCACCGCGATGAAGCGGGGCGCTGTTCTTATTCTTGATGAAGTCGATAGGGGTTCAAACAAGTTGATGTGCTTACAAGCCATCCTTGAGGGGAAGCCTTATTTCAACAAGAAGACAGGCGAAACCGTAACTCCTGCTCCTGGATTTAACTTAGTGGCTACGGCCAATACTAAGGGTCGAGGTTCAGATGATGGCAAATTTATTTCTGCCAACATACTCGACGAGGCATTCCTTGAAAGGTTTGCAATCACAGTCGAGCAGGAGTACCCTACAATGGCTACCGAGAAAAAGATCGTGATCAAGAAGATGGAAAAGGTCAACAATGTTGACGAAGACTTCGCGACACACCTTGTTACTTGGAGTGATGTAATTCGTAAAACATATTACGAAGGTGCCATCGACGAGTTAATTAGTACTCGTAGATTGGAGCACATTGTTAACGCATTTGCGGTGTTTAAAGACAAGCAAAAGGCTGTTCAACTTTGTGTTAACAGGTTCGACGAAGACACCAAAGAGGCATTCATAGATTTGTATGCCAAGGTTGATCCTTCAGTAGAGTTAGCTGAAGCAGACGCAGAAACTGAACAGGAGATACATAGCGATGGCGAAGAATAAAACGCCAGAGTATAAGTTCAACGAGGGAGCTCTGATATCAGAGCTCCAATCGTATATAGACAATACATACTCTGGACATTACAGCAGAAACAAATTTCAATCCACAGAATTCATTAGTGATTGTGGACATGGAATTGGATTTACAATAGGAAACATTCTGAAATACGCACAACGATACGGTAGAAAGGGAGCCACAGAGGACCATAGAAAGGATCTTATGAAGGTTCTACACTACGGTATAATAGCACTCTCAGAACATGATAAAAATACCGTAAAGCATTATTTAGACGATTAAACTCTTATAAATAATGATATTACAGTTTAACTAAAGGAAAAACAATGGCATATACAGTAACAATGACATTCACAAGGCCAGATGAAGGCACTGCTTTGCCTACTTTACAGGCGATTAATTCTACTAATAAAACATCTTCTGATACAGTAATGGCAGATAATGGTGTGGTAAAAACTTATGACGTAGACGGTTTAGTAACTAAGGTTATCTATACTGCTGCTAATAAGAGTACATACACCACAGCCAAAGCACTTGCTGATGATGTATCAGATGAATCAACAGTTAGAGCCACATACAAGTCAACATGTGAAGCAGCTAATATTACTTGTTCAATAGTAGATTCAGACGGGGCTACAATCTCAAGTTTCTAAAACAACTAGGTTTATATTATGAATTTTGGTGAGAGAATAACTTACGAATTAGATAAACACGTCGCCGTTTTAACTATAAACGGTGTTGGTCCACTCAATTTAATAGACAGACCTTTTTACAAAGGTTACAACGACGCACTCGTTGAATTTAGAGAAGACGATTCTCGCTGTCTATTAATCAAATCAGGAAATCCTAACCACTTCTCAGCAGGCTTTGAGGTTGATACAATTATCAGAGGCTTAAAGGAAGGATACGGAAACACAATTACAGATAACGATATGGTTACACCAAAGCCTATAGTATCTGCTGTAAAAGGTTTCTGTATAGGTGAGGGTGTAGGGATTATGTTGGCAAGTGATTTTGTATTTGCAGACAAGTCCCTTAAGATATCCTGCCCAGAAACAAAACTAGGATTTAATGCAGTAACGATGCAGGTTAAATTCGCACAAAGAATAGGCCACAATAGAACAATGGAATTTATGATGGGCGATATTCATGATGCGAACTGGCTAGATAAGGTGGGGCTTTGTACTAAGATATGTGATGGAGATGCTGACGAACGAGCATTAGACTATGCACATAAGATTGCAAATGAAGTTGGACCTATAGCAATTCGAGGAACTAAAGGTGCCGTTTGGCATACAGTTAATTCTCATAAGGACGAGGCAATAGACTTTGCTCTTTGGGCTAAGGACTTATGTTTAGATTCAACTGATATAGAGGAAGGTGTTAAGGCGTTCATGGAAAAAAGACCGCCTGTATTTAAAAATGAGTGAACTAGATCAACCCTTAAGAAATTTGGCACTTAGAAATGGTGTAGTTTCCTTACAGGCTAAAGAAGGTTTAGAATACAAATGGATGTTACACGAATCACAGAGTTGGTTGTCCAGAGCTAAACAAAAACAAGGTGACGATTGGGAGTGGAGTAAGACAGACGCCCCAGATGTAAGTTATGTATTTGATGGCTTAGGATTTAGAAATAATAAATCTATTAAGGAAGTAAGTAAAGATCCTAGTTGGTGGTTGTTTGATTCTTCATGCTTTGGATTAGGTCCAGGCGTAAATTCAGAAAGAACTGTTCCTAGACTGTTAGAAAAATATACGGACAAACCTGTATATGATATGAGTATATATGGAGACAGGCCAGAGTTCATTTGTAATAATATTTTAGAGTTAGCAAAACGATGGATTAATCCTCCCAAGAGAGTGATACTTCATTTAGTAGAAAACCCTACAGGAACATTTAAATTAACCGATACAAATAAAATCTTGAATATAGATTACACAGGCTACAATATGAATCCTTCTAATAAAGACTTTACATTCTTTGAAAACTTCGAAGAGCAAAAGATCTCTGAGGGACATCATAGGATGTACTTTAAAACAATTATTAAAATGTGTGAAGTACTGGACCTTAATTTAACTTGGTTATATACAGGACTAATTGGAGATATATCTCCTGTTAATTATATGGAAGATCAAGATGTGATATTTCATAATTGTCCTGGAGCGTCGGTAGGCCATTACAACAATGATAATAACTTTAAGGATCGGGAAAGGATCTCAAAGGAGACTATTATAGAGCCTATGATAAAATGTAAACCTGCAGACGGTGTGTCTGTAGATCAAGTGGGTAGGGATTTGTTTCACCCAGGCCCAGAATCTCATAAAGTAATGGCACAAAAAATCTGCCAACACTTTTTAGAGACACGAAGAAACTTTTAATAATGGTCCTAGTGACTATTGACTTTTAGTATGTAAGAGCCTATAATACGGTTATAGGTTTAAAAATTGGAGTATAATATGAAACTTAGTAAAGACACTCTTGATGTTCTCAAGAATTTCGCAACTATTAATACGAACATTCTCGTTCGTGAAGGAAACTCGATCTCGACTATTAGTACAGGCAAAAACATTTTTGCTAAAGCTGATATTGCAGATCCATTTCCGAAAGAATTCGCAGTCTATGATTTGAATAGTCTGCTTTCACTTCTTACTGTAATGGAAGATACAGATGTTGGCTTTGGAGACGAAAGTCTTACAGTTAGCAAAGGTAAATCTGTCTTTGAATACTTTTATGCAGACCCTAACATTATTGTTAGCGCCCCTGACAAGAGTATCGAAGTAGATAACTTCTTTCAGTTTGACTTATCTAAGGATGACATTGACATGATAATGAAGGCAGCAGCTATTACAGCAGCTCCTATGTTAAGCGTAGTTGGTGATGGTTCTGAGGTAGTTATTACAGTAGGAGATCCTGCTACACCTAAGTCTAATTCATTTAGACAGGTAATAGGAACAACAGATAAAACATTTGATGCCAGACTGGCCGTGGAGAACTTTAAGGTTGTCCCTTCAGCGTATACAATTATATTGTCTGAGAAAAAGTTTATGTTCTTAGAGAGTAGTAAAGGTAACTTAAAATATTGGTTGGCGCTTGAGCGTTCATCCACAATAGGAGTATAACATGGGAGAAGATCAATTAGAAGTAACTATCCGTGAAGCACAGAATGGCTGGGTAGTTGAACTAAATCGTGAGGGTGAGACAATGGAATACATTTTCACTAGACCTAACCCTGCTATTAACTTAGTTAGAAAAGTAATGAAGGGTGAGGTAGATCCTTTTGGAGGTGACGATGAGTAGTTTGACACCAGTAGTTCCTGATTTTGTAGTTAAGAAAACAGTAATGACTACAACAGGAGAAAGACTGTGGGTAGAGATGACAAAGGAGAATCTGTTTAACGGCAAGCGTGTTGTTATTTTTGGTTTGCCTGGAGCTTATACACCTACATGTTCTACCCAACAACTGCCAGGATATGAACAAGCCTATTCTGAATTTAGAGATGCAGGCATTGACGACATTTATTGTGTTACAGTTAATGACTCCTTTATTTGTAATGAATGGAGCATAGATCAAGGATTGGTTAATGTAAAAGTTATTCCTGATGGTAGTGCAGAGTTCACAGTTAAAATGGGTATGGATGTTCGTAAGGACAATCTAGGATTTGGAATTAGATCCTGGAGATACGCAGCTATTATTGATGATGGACATGTAATACAAGAATTTGTGGAGCCAGGCTTCGCAGACAATTTTGAAGGCGACCCTTATGATATAAGTGCACCTGATAATGTTTTAGATAATGTAAAGGCGTATGGATGGCCTAGTAAGTATGAGACGGTGGGTAAGCACATAGACTTAGACTTCTCAGATACAACAGATGTCAAGGAGACTTTTTCCTAGACCTTTTTACCCTCGGAAAATGTGGCCAAGATTTTGGATCAAAAAAAGTTCGCCTAATTTGGAGATAATATGACGACAACACCTGAACAGTTTTTATGGGTAGAGAGATACAGACCCAGGTTAATACAAGATTGTGTATTACCAGAAAGTGTCAAGAAACAATTTGCACAGTTTATTAAGAAAGGTGAGATACCTAACCTATTACTGTCAGGTACTGCAGGTACTGGAAAAACAACTATTGCTCGCGCTTTATGTAATGAGCTAGGTTGTGATTACATCATTATTAATGGTAGTGATGAAGGTAGACAGATAGATACCCTCAGAACTAAAATTAGGCAATTTGCCTCAGCTGTTTCATTTGAGGGTAAGACAAAAGTCGTTATTCTTGATGAGGCAGACTACATGAATAGGGAGAGTGTACAACCAGCCCTTAGAGGGTTCATAGAAACATTCTCTGAGAACTGTAGGTTTATATTTACATGTAACTATGCTAACAAGCTAATAGAACCCTTACACAGCAGGACTACGGTTATAGACTTTAAACTAGCACCCTCAGATCGCCCTGTACTAGCTGCTAAGTTTATGGATAGAATGAAGTATATCCTTAATACAGAAGGTGTGGAGTACACGGAAAAGGTGCTCGCTCAGCTTCTAATGAAGCACTTTCCTGACTATAGAAGGGTGCTAAATGAGCTACAGAGGTACTCAGCAGGTGGTGTTATAGATGAGGGTATACTAAGTAACTTCCAGGAAGTAAATGCTAAGGCGCTTGTAGAGAGTCTTAGAGGTAAGGACTGGCGTAAGATGAGACAATGGGTGGCTAACAATGTAGACACAGACCCTCAGGCTATATTTCGTCAGATATATGATATCCTATTAGATGAGGTTAAGAGCCCTGCTCGCTTAGTACTTGATATTGCAGATTATCAATACAAAGCAGCTTTTGTGGCAGATCAAGAAATTAACTTAACTGCTTGTCTAACACAGATTATGGTTGATTCGGAATTTAAATAATGGCTAAAGACGCGTGGATTCAAATTAGAGTAGAAAAGGCTAAGAGAGAAGAAGTAAAAAAGGAAGCCGAGAAGAGGAAAATGTCTGTATCTCAACTAATGTTGGAGGGATACGAAACATTAAGAGAAGGTAAGTACATTGACTTTAAGTAAATTATGGAGACTGTGGGCAAAGTCCTTAGGTGATAAAGCCTCAGATAATAGCGTAGATGCAGATGCAGTAGCATTGATGAGAACATTGGTTGTTCTTGTTAATTTCTTTACATGTTTCTTTATCGTTGCAGGAGTATTAAGACATTGGTAGATTCAATATTAGAAGGTTTCGGCGAGGCAGTCGAAGATGTAAACGAACAGGATTTCCAAGAGAAACTTAAAAAGATATCTCCTTTTGATTACGCTAACAGCATTTATACAAAAGACAATATTATAGTAGATGAAAGGACAGAAAAAGAATACAATCCTTTTATGGTAAATCGTGCAATGGGTATGGGTAAAGATACTTGCATTGCAGCTAATGAAATGAATTCGAGACACCACTTAGATAATAAAATGCAGTATGATTTCCTTATGGATGTTGTAAGAGAAGGCAAACGATTTAATAAGTGGCTAAAGAATGACGAGGAAAACATAGAGGCAATTCAAAAGTTTTTTGGATATTCTTTAATTAAAGCAAAACAGACCCTTAGTCTGTTAAATGATACACAAATAGATCTCATAAAAATACATTTGAACACTTCTAAAGGTGGAAAAGTATAAATACCTGTATAACTTAATTATTATTTAAGACATAAACAGGCATTGAGAATGAGTGATCAAGAGAATTACTTTAACATAGACTATCCAGGGTATACACCTCTAGAAGTAACCTTAAACGACCCAGAAGACTTTCTGAAGGTTAGGGAAACATTGTCTCGAATTGGAGTAGCATCGAAAAAGGACCAAATCCTTTATCAATCTTGCCATATATTACACAAGAAAGGTAGATACTTTATAACACATTTTAAAGAACTATTTGCACTTGATGGCAAGGAAGCTGACTTCCAAGATAACGATTTACAACGCAGAAATACTATTGCCAAACTCCTATCAGATTGGGGCTTGGTAAAATTATTAAGCGAAGTAGATGATTTAGCTCCGTTGAGCCAGATCAAAATTATATCGTTTAAAGAGAAAGGTGAGTGGGATTTAATCCCCAAATACAATATTGGAAAAAAAGTTAAATAAAAACCAGATAGAAGCCCTTCAGCTAATAAAAACAGAACAGGATAATGTTGGACCGGGGTTCTGCGTGCTAAAATGGTACCACCAAGAAATGCACTTAGGGACAGGAAGAGCGCACTCCTGTTATCATTGTCCTACACACTTAATTCCTTTAGATTCAGATTTACACAATACCCCACACAAGATCAAACAAAGAGAAACAATGCTTGAGGGTGGCAAGCCTAAAGAATGTACTTATTGTTGGGACGTCGAGGACTTAGGTTTAATTTCAGATAGACAAACTCTTGCAGTACAATTTTTTAAACATAATCGCGACATAGTAGATGAAGCAAAGAAGTCAGGAACAAGATATGTTTATCCTAAATATTTAGAAATATCATTTACTAATAAATGCCAAATGGCATGTAGTTATTGTGGACCTGTATTCAGTACAACTTGGGAAAAGGAAATACAAGAGCATGGTCCTTATAAGTTATCTACAGATTACAATATAATCCATACACCTCAAATAGAGGACTCACCCTATATTAAAAAGTTCTGGAAATGGTTTCCAAAGGCGTATGAGCATTTATTTGTGCTTAGAGTTACAGGTGGTGAGCCTTTATTAGATAAGAACACATATAAGTTACTCCAATATGTAAAAGATCACCCTAAAGAAGGCCTAACATTTCATTGTAATTCTAATCTTATGGTTACAGAAAACAGAGTAAAGAAGTATATTGAATTAGTAAAAGATATACCTGATGCTAAACTATATGTCAGTATAGATTCATGGGGTAAGCAAGCAGAGTATATTAGACACGGATTAGATATAAATCATTTTGAAAACAACTTACACAAGGTATTAGGTAATGGAGTACAAGTAGGAATAATGAATACATTTAATTTTTTATCCATTCCAAATACACACGAGTTCATATATAAAATGGCAGAACTTAAAAATACTTATGGTGATCTAATTACTGTAGATATGCCTTTTATGACAGAACCATCTCACCTTTCAGCACAAATCTTAGACGACTCTCATATAAGTATAATGGAGAAGGATTTAAAAACTATGGAAACATATCCTCAGTTTACAACAGGTGAGATAGAGAAATTTAGAAAAACTGTAGGCTGGATAAAGGCAAATAGATTTAAAGATTTAGAACTGTTAAAACACAGACGAGATTTTTGGCATTTTTTATATGAACATGATAAAAGAAGAGGCACAAATTTTGAAGATGCCTTTCCTAATTTAGGATTTGAAAATGAAACATGAGATGGGTGAAAGTAAATTATATTCAATTAATAATCCGTTATTAATGACAATAGATGATTTCTTACCAGAAGAAATAGTAGACTTATTAGCATCAGATATTGAAGAGCATTGCATATTTAAAGAAGCCTCTGTATCTACAGATGATGGTGTAGGTGAAAAATCTAATAAAAGAAATAATGAAACATCTAGTCTTCATTATCTACAATCCGAAGGAGCTAGAATATTTTTAGACGCAGCCTCAGCTTCGTTAAGATTAAATCCATCTCAAGCAGAACCAATATCAGTTATTAAATATAAAAAAGGTCAACAATTTGAACCTCATTTAGATGCCTTTGGACCTGAAAAAATAGACTCCTATTCTCCTCAAGCAGGCAATAGAATAGCAACAGCAATATTATATTTAAATGATGTACAGCATGGAGGAGAAACAGATTTTCCTAATATGAACATTACAATACCAGCCAAGAAAGGAAGAGTAGTATTATTTTCCAATTGCCACATGGGCACAACCCAGCCTCTTGACTTATCAATGCACGCAGGAATGCCAGTTATTCGAGGAGAAAAAACAGCAGTTAACTTGTGGTTTAGATCGGGGATTTACGATAATAATATGTACCAAAAATGGTTAGAACAGCAGCAGAGTGTATAAATAGTAATGATACGCCGATAGGGTATCATATTTTAATCTTGCTAACTAATAGGAGAAAACAATGGTAAGCATAAACACGACAAATTGGAACGATTTCGTTTCAGCATTCCCACAAATAGAAAGTAGACTAATAGGATTTGATAGAGTCTTTGACGCAGTTCAAAGAGTCAATACCGCAGAGTCTAACTTCCCACCTTATAATATTAAGAAAATAGACGATGAGAATTATGAAATTCAAATCGCTCTTGCAGGCTTCTCAAAGTCTGAACTTGGTATTACTGTGGAAGACGGTAATCTAATCGTCAAAGGTGAACAAGCAGAGACCTCTAAAACAGAATATTTGCACAAAGGAATTGCAGAACGCAATTTCACAAGAACATGGTCTTTAGCAGAATCTGTTAAAGTGTCAGGTTCTGAATTGAAGGACGGTGTGTTAACAATTAATTTGGTAAACAAAATTCCAGATGAATTGAAACCTCAGTCTATTAAAATTAAATAATTATAACAGGAGATAAGGAGTATGGCAACTAACATACAAATCGTAAAACTTACAACAGGTGAAGACTTGATTGGTGATTTAGAAGAACTAGAGATTGAGAGCAGAGCTTTTTTAAAAATAAATAAACCTGCCCTCATAATGATAATGCCTAAACCTGGGAGTGATACAGATTTTACAGTAGGGCTTGCTCCTTACGCTCCATTTGCAAAAGATCATACAGTACCAATCTTTCCAAATCATGTAGTATCAATATATGATCCCGGCCCAGAGATGCTAAAAACATACAACGACAAGTTCGGTGAAAAATCAGCGATATTACAACCAGACTTTATAAATAAAAAAGTCTTAAATGAAACAATTAAAGGAAAGTAAATGTACGAATATAGAGTAAAAATCGTTAAGGTTGTAGATGGAGATACAGTAGATGTGGATATCGACTTGGGCTTCGGTGTGTGGCTCAAAAAACAGAGAGTTAGGTTATACGGCATTGACACCCCGGAAAGTAGAACCCGTGACCTCGTTGAGAAAAGATTCGGAAAAATGGCGGGAGCACATCTTAAAACAAGATTGTCCAAAGGGGCTATACTCGGAACAAGGCTTGATTCAAAAGGAAAATACGGCAGGATACTTGGTGAATTTTTTGTGTTAGATGGAGACGAGAAAGTTAACATCAACGAAGAACTAATAGCACTACATTTAGCAGTGGCTTATCACGGCCAGTCCAAAGAAGATATTGAAGAGGCACATTTGGTTAATCGTACCTTTTTTGAAGATTAGTTCTTTACACTAGGTTCCAAAGAGCCTATAATGTGTATATTATGTTTAAGGTGTTGTTATGAATTTTTATACTTATGCGAGACATTACGGAAATGATATACTTTTCCGCGGTGTAAAAGATGGTAAGCGTATTGCTGAAAGACGTGAATTTCAGCCTACTTTGTTTCACAAGACACAAGAACCCACAAAATACAAATCTATTTTCGGGGAACCTGTAGCCCCTATTAAATTTGAGAACAACAAAGCAGCTACAGAACATTTCAACATGTACAAAGATGTAGAAAATTATCCTATCTTTGGACAAAACTATTACGCATACCAATATATCACCGAGAACTTTCCTGGTGAGGTAAAGTGGGATGCTAATGAAATGGCAATCTATTCTATTGATATTGAAACAACATCAGAAGGTGGATTTCCTAATGTAGACTCTCCTAGTGAGAAAGTTCTAGTTATTAGTCTTCAAAACAACAACACCAAGAAAATAACAACTTTTGGCTTAGGAGAGTTTACGTCTACTAAAGAGACAAGCCATTTAGATATTGACTACTTTGGTTTTGATACAGAAGAACAATTACTAGATACATTTTTAACTTGGTGGCAGGATAATTGTCCTGATATTATTACAGGTTGGAATAGTAACTTGTTTGACATGCCCTATTTAATTACAAGAGTTCAAAGAATACTGGGTGAGAACGAACACAAAAGATTCTCTCCTTTTAAATTAATTAACAAGCGTCCTATTAGGTTTGCTAATCGTGAGATGACAGCATTTGAGATTACAGGTGTTGCACAATTAGACTATTTAGACTTATATAAGAAGTTTACTTATGTTACTCGTGAGTCCTACAAATTAGACTTTATTGCAGAAACAGAATTAGGTAAGAATAAACTAGAGTCTGGGTTTGAGACATTTAAAGAGTTTTATGACGGAGATTGGAATAGGTTTGTAGAATATAATATTATTGATACAGTTATTGTCGACGAACTAGAAGACAAGATGAAACTTATTGAACTTGCTATTACAATGGCCTATGACGCTAAGTGTAATTATAATGATGTATTCTCAGCTGTTAGAACCTGGGATAGTTTATTATATAATCATCTATGGGAAAAGGACATTGTTATTCACCAGGGTGGTGGTAGAAAGGATAGACAAATTGAAGGTGCCTTTGTACAAGAACCTGTTCCTGGCAGATATGATTGGGTAGCTAGTTTCGATGCTACAAGTCTGTATCCTAGTATTCTAATGCAACACAATATGAGTCCTGAGACTATTGTTCCTGGATTTAAATATGATGTAAGTGTTAACGATCAACTAGACAGATATCAGTTGGACAAGTTAAAGGAAAAGAACTATACTATGGCAGGCAATGGTTCCTGTTATACAAGAGAAAAGAAAGGCCTGTTCCCTGAAATTGTACAAAAGTTTTTTAATGATAGATTAAAATATAAGAAATTAATGCAGAAGGCACAGAAAGACTTTCAAGAAACAGGTGCCCTACATCACAAGAACGAGATAAGTAAATATAATAATTTTCAGATGGCTCGTAAGATCCAATTAAACAGTTTATATGGTGCCCTGGCTAATCAGTACTTTAGATTCTATGATGATAGAATTGCAGAAGGTATAACAATGTCAGGACAATTAATTATCCGTGATACTGCTAAGGCTCTGGACAGTTACATGAACAAAGTATGTGGCACAGAAAATGAGATGTATTCCTTTTATAGTGATACTGACTCTTGTTATGTTACATGCCAGGCAATGGTAGAAAACTTTTTTCCTGACAAAGACAAGGACAAGATTGTTGGTTTGTTAGATAAAATAGGCACAGATAAAATAGAACCTGCTATTGCACAGGCAATGACAAAGTTAGCTAATTATACTAATGCCTTTGAACATAAGATAGACTTTAAACGTGAGGTTATCGCAGATAAAGGTGTGTTTGTAGCTAAGAAAAGATACGCCTTAAACGTATTAGATGATGAAGGACTAAGACTAACAGAACCTAAGTTAAAAGTTATGGGTTTAGAAATTGTACGATCCTCAACTCCTGCTCCTATCCGAGATAGTTTAAAGGAGGCTGTTCGTCTTATTCTTACAAGTGATGAAGAAAGCCTACAAAGTTTTATTGCAGAGGCACAGAAAACATTTAATACATTAACAGCAGAAGCTATTGCCTTCCCTCGAGGTTGTAACAATCTTAAGAAATATACGTCTACAGCAGATGTATATCAGAAAGGCACACCTATACATGTTCGAGGTTCATTACTGTATAATAAGCTCTTAAAAGACAATAGTTTGCACCTAAAGTATGAGAAAATACAAGAAGGTGATAAGATAAAGTTCCTTTATTTAAAGGAGCCTAATAGTTTACATGAGAACACAATAGCTTTTATTACTAAGCTCCCTAAGGAGTTTGACATAACAAAGTATGTAGACTATGATTTAATTTTCCAAAAGGCATTTATTGATCCTTTGGAAAACATTTTAAAACCCTTGGGGTGGAACACAGAACCTCAAGCAACATTGGAGGATTTATTTTCATGATAATAAACGGACATTTTATAGTAAGTATTTTTAAAAGTATAATTAGAATCGGAGCAGGAGCTTTCCTAATAGGAGGCGATGTAGTAATGGCCGGTGGATTATTAATAGCAGCAGAACTCCTAGGAGTATTAGAGGAGATGGTATGAAGCAGAAAGGAATAGGCTACAGACGACAAGGAGCTTTAGAAAGACTTAAAGCTTCCAAATTTACACCCAAGCTTGACAAAAAAGGAAAAGAGCGAAGTGAAAAGAACTGGACATCGAAGAAAGAAGAACAAATCGAGATCTTGGAATCAAGAGTTCGAGGGTCACAAGGTTAAGTTTCAAGAAAAGAAACTTTTGGATCAACAAAAAGAGATAGACGAACAATGGAAAAGAATACAAAAATTGCAGTCATCGGATACGGATTCGTAGGTAAAGCTACATATTATTTTTTAACTGAAAAACTATATGGCGAACTTTCAGACGTTTATATACATGATCCTGATTTAGGCCACAAGATATATAATTGGAATGAAATTGATTATGCTTTTATTTGTGTTCCAACTAACCTAAAGCAAGGAAAATTAGACACAAGTATTATAGATAAAATACTATCAGAACTTTATGTAGGCGTACAACCTGTTATTAGAAGTACAATAGGTCCTGATCAATGTTTAGCTTATGCCAATAGAGGAATAATTATAATGCCAGAGTTTTTAAGAGAAAAACATTGGAAGGAAGATATAGACGATCCTAACATTGATATTTTAATTGGTGGTTATAATTGTGATGAATTTGTTGATCTAATGTCGTGTGGTAATAAATTTGTAAAACAGGTTACACCAACCGAGGCGAGTGCAATAAAAATGTTTAGAAACGCTGCACTGGCTGTTAAGGTAGGTTTAGCAAATGACTTTAAAAATATATGTGAAGTACAGGACATAGACTATAAAGTTATAAGAGAGTTTCTAGAGAATGATGAAAACCTAGGAGGAACCCATTGGGCTGTTCCAGGTCCAGACCAAAAGGAAGGTTTTGGTGGTACATGTCTGCCTAAGGACTTGACTCATGCTTCTTCCTTACTGTATAATACATATAATATAATGAATACAGCCCTAGAGGCTAACAAGAAGAGGAGAGACGATGAGTAACTTATTAGATAAATTACAAAAAAATTCCACAATTAGAGAAACAGACATATTGACTGACTCTAAGTTCTTTAATGATAAGGACTTGATACAGACTAATGTTCCAGCAGTAAATGTTGCTTTGAGTGGTAAACTAGATGGTGGACTTACACCTGGACTTACAGTATTTGCAGGTCCTAGTAAACATTTTAAAACAGCATTTGCTATGTTGTTAATTAAAGCACACCAGGTTAAATATCCTGAAGGCGTTGTTTTATTTTATGATAGTGAGTTTGGTGCACCTAAGTCTTACTTTGAAACATTTGATATAGATACAAGCAAAATTGTACATACTCCTATTGCAGATATTGAACAACTTAAACATGACATTAT